TGCAAGTCCAGGTGCTATTAATAGTCTTTTAAAATATGGCCTTACTGGAGCTGGCACGCTTGCAGTTGAACATGGTATCGCGCCAAATTTATCAATTACTGATCTTCCAACTGTTGCCGGACTTCTCGGAACTGGCGCCGCCGCCGCCGCGCTACCTTACACCTCAAAAGCCATTCTCAATTCCTCTTGGTACAAGAACCAACTCCTTAAACAAGCTCTCGGCCAAACTCCTACTTATAATCCTTTATTTTCGGCCGCCGGCGCGTTCGGGGCAAATAAACAATGATTACAACTTCTCAAGGCTTCCCGGATATTGCCATTCCATTTGTTAAACCGGACACAGGCACTATTAATCAGCCATGGATGCAGTTACTTATTTCGCTTTATACGCGAACGGGCGGAACTGCTGGGACTTCTTCACAGGCAGGCACGGCGGCGCAAATTCAGGAAGCCATGGGGGAGCAAGATGAGTGGCAAAATCCTGTAAGTAATCTTTACGGGCTTACTACTCAAAATGAAGTATTCGGAGACGATACTACTAATTCTTGGACATCTTTATGGAATACGGCTTTCGCCGCCACTTCATCAAATAATGGTCAAGGCGGACTTACGCCTATTCCGAACAATACCTTTTTGGCGAATATTTCCGGCTCTTTGAATATTCCATCCGCAACGACTGAAACGGCATTTCTTGATAGTGCTATGGGAAATGTGCGCGGCGATATTTTATATCGTGGCGTTTCCAATTGGGCGGCGTTGCCTTTAGGCACTAATGGTTATATTTTAGGAAGTAATGGAACGGATGTTGGATATTACAATGCTTTTAGCCAAACTATTTCATCTCCTCCTGGAGGTAATAGCTTTGCCTGGGAATTAGTTAAAAATGCTAATTATATAGGCAACGCTGGTCAAACTTCTTTTGGGCTTTATGTAGTTGATAATGTGGCTTCAACTGTTACCGGGGATGAATGGGGAATTTTAAGCCAGGTAATTTCTAATGCGAATACCGGACAAAATGCGGCGCTTTACGGTCAAATTAACGGTGCTGGTACTGCGGCAATTTGGGGTGTAGTAGCTGAGGCGCTAGCGGGAGTTAATGGCGTTGTTGCTGTTGGAGTTGAAGTAGATGTTACTCGTACTGGGACGGGGACGACAGTAGGGATTGATATTGTTAACGGCGCGATAGGCCATGTTGGCACTCTTGATTATGGAATTCGCATCCCTGAAAGTGCCATTTATGGAATTTGTGGAACTAACGGCGCTGGTGTCCCTAATAACTTAAGTCTCAACACCACTACTTATGGATTTTCAAGTAACGCTAGTTACAATATTCAATCAACTAATTTATATAATACTTCCTCTTGGGCGCCCGGAACTAATTTTTCTACAGATTGTTCACTTTATATTTCGGCCACAACTCAACAGTCGGCACTAAGGGAAATTATTTCTGGTATTTTTATGACTTCGACTTTAGGGGGAAATCAAGGCGGGTCGCCGTTAAGAGATAAGGTTGCTTTTGCTTCTATGGTTGAAGCGCAAAATGGCTCTGGCGACGTTTGGGGCGTTTATCCGGTAATGGTATTAGATAATGGTTCTATGGGAACTAATGGTTATGTCGCGCAAGGTATTGAAATTGATGTGAATAATAATACCGGCACGGACTTATCAAATGTGATTTTAATAAATGGACATAATGCCGCCGCATTTGGTATGAGTATTACAGGTGCGGGCACAAATAGAAGCACTGCCGCTGTTCAAATTCTAGGAAAACTTTCTGGGGGTGGTCCAAATTTTGATAAAGGAATATGGTTTCCGGGTGGTAGTGTTTCTGGATGTAATAGTTATTCTATTTTTGATCAAGGTTCTGCGACATATTCATATGCGGATACAGGATCATATTCCGCTGGAATTTTGTTACAAGGTACTTACGCTGCTTCTGGTATTGTAATGAATGGTACTTTCAGTGGCGCTGGAATTGATATGTCTAGTGGAACTTATCCTGGTGTTTGTATAAAACTCCCCTCAAATGGCATTATACAAAGTAGCGCTGGAGATATTAATCTCAGCCCAAGTAGTGGATATGTTAGACTACTTACTAGCACATATGCCGCCAGTGCTACAGCCGCTACAGGAAGTATTCCAATAAAAGATTCAAGTGGTACTGTTTATTACATGCGTGTTTCAACGGCCCCATAATGGAGAATAAAATGGACGCCCAAACTAAACTTAAGATTACTATTGGTGAATTAGTTCTTAACCAAATTAATTTAACCTCTCAACTCGAAGCGGCGCAAGAAGAAATTAAGACTTTGCAAGATCAATTAGGAAAAGAGAAAAAAGATGGCACAGACACTACCAATTGAACTTTGCGCCGGCCAACTTATAAATGCAGTTCCGACGAATATTTATGTCGCTCCGGCGGCGGCATTGGTAACTATTCGGCGCGCAGTTTTCACTAGTATTATTACAGTTCCGGCGCTTCTTACAGTTCAGAAAGTTCTTAGCGGCGGTTCGACGTTAATAATTATTAACCAAGCCCCGATAAGCGCTGGAGAACAATATATCGCCGCCGCCCTTGCAAATCTTGTCCTCCAGGCGGGCGAAAGTCTTCAAGCTTTTTCGTCCGTTGCTTCTTCTTTTAACGCATTTATTTCTGGATTTCAGTCGCAGTAATTAAGGATTAGAAAATGGCTACCCTACTTCCTAATGCAAAACAACAATTCTTTAATGGCAACGGGCAGCCACTTGCGGGCGGCTCTGTTTATATGTATATCCCGAATACTACTGTGTTTAAAAATACGTGGAAAGACGGCGGGCAAACTACGCTTAATACTAATCCGATTATTTTAGATGCTAATGGCGAAGCGCTTATTTACGGCGCGGGCGCGTATAGGCAGGTAGTTTATGATGTTAATGGCGTTCTTCAATGGGATGCGCAAACTCAAGATTTAACTTCGGTGTTGCAAGGTCAAACTAATATTTGGTGTGGCTTGGCGGGAGGTACGGGAAATAATATTTCATTATTACCAAACCCTGCGGTTACGGCGCTAGTTGCTGGCCAAAATTTTGAATTTATTGCATCTGCGGCAAATATTGCGGTATCTGTGGCGGTTAATGTTAGTGGACTTGGCGCGCAACCGGCTTTATTTCGTGGAGCGCAGCCGCCTGCTGGATTACTTGCCTCGGGCGTTTCAACTCAAATAGTATGGAATGGCTCTGCTTTTGACATCATTGCGCCGGCCCCCGCTATTTTCAATAATAATATTACCAATTCTCCTAATATTACTATTGCGCCGACTGGTAATACTATTACAACGCTTACGTCATTTAACGTGCAAAGTAATGCCGCGTCTGCTAATACTCGTGAATTTTTAGTAAGTTTGGGATTTACATCCGCTGTCGGTAGTGCTTTTGCTGGACCGCCAAATTACGCAGATAAGGCGGCGTTGTATGCTGGCATGGTAGGTAATACTGGTACGTCGAATATTTGGGCATTTAATACCGTCACTACTGTTCAAACCGCTGGGGCAGGTCTTTATAACGCGGATGGTTATGAATGTGATATTAATAATGTGTCGGGCAATGATTACGCCGATCCTCAAACTGGGCCGGCAGTAGCCTGTTATGGTGTTATTACTTCTATGGGAGGATCTAATAAAACCTCTTCTGGTTTTACTTCTACGTGTTTTAGCGGCGGCTGCTGGTATGGATTTATGTGCGCGGGCACGAATTTTTTAAACTCCGCATATCTTGATCTTTCTTCTGGGAGTGTTAATAGCTTTAAAGCTTATGGTAGTAAATCGGGTGCAACTATTGATATTAGTCAAGCTTCGTCGTCGGCGTCAATTGGTCTACTGCTTAATCAAGGTAATAGTATTTATTCGCAAAATGCGGGAAAGACGGCAAATTATAATCTCATAGGCGCGTCCGGTGCTTCGGTTATTGTTGGTGATAGTACGCATTGGACTAATGTACTACTTAACGCTTCAACTGCTGTTTACACTGCTGTTGATAATACTGCTACACTTGGAACTTCGCTAGCGCGTTGGAGCGTTGTTTATGCGGCGACGGGTACTATCAATACTTCGGATGAAAATGTAAAGTTCGATATTGCGCCGCTCCCTAATGGGATGTTGGAGTTAGTTAAAAATACTGATCCAATTTCTTATAAACATAAAGATGGCGGCGCTGAACCTGTTGAAATTGAACAAGAGGAGGATGTTCCTGTAATTCAAGAAATTCAAACTACTAAGAAGTCTGTTAAATTTGAAAATGGACGCGCCGTTCAAGTTGAAGAACCGGATGTAATTTTAAATAATATTTACGATGAGTTTCCGGTATTTGATGAAAATGGCGCGCAAGTGTTTGACATCACGCCTGCAAAACCGGAGGCGCGCGATACAAATGGAAATATTGTAGTTGAGGCACAAGCAGAAATCCGCGCGCCGCGAATTCATAGAATTCAGCGTATGGAGCGAAAGCTTGTTAAGAAAACTGTTATGCAACGCCGAGCTGGGCGCCGTACTCACTTTGGATTTTCAGCGCAAAAAATCTATGAAGTAACTAGTAAACTTTCTGATTTTCAGGGGAATCCTTTAGATTTTGCTGGATTTACTCAGGACCCGACAACTGGACTTTGCGGACTTCGCATGGACCAACTTATCCCAATACTCTGGAAAGCAATTCAAGAACTTTCGGCCGAAGTGGAAACTTTAAAACAAGGGAAATAAGAAAATGACAAAGCATGTCGATTCTACTTCACATTTTATTTACGATAGTATCATTGTTTTTATAGGAGCGCTTAGTCCTTGGTGGGTGGGAATTTTAGAGCCCGGTTTACGCGCGTTCGTTTTGATTTGTACGGCGTTTATTGTCGGGTACAGAGTTTGGAAGATGTTTTTACATTTTATAGAATTTATAGGATTAAGAAGGAAGAGAAAATCGCGCGCGACGGATATTGATAGAGAAGACGAGGAGGAGTAAATGTTAAGACAAGTTTCTCCTGAGCTTTTACAAAAGCTGGCAGTTTTAATTCATGGAGAAGAGGGATGTAAGCTAGTAGCTTATCAAGATGAAGGGGGAGTTTGGACAATTGGGTGGGGGCATACTCAAGGCGTAACTGAAGGTATGGTAATTAATCAAGAACAGGCGGACTTACTTTTCCAAGAAGATTTACATGATGCGGAGGGTTATGTTCAGTATTACGTTAAAGTGCCCTTGAATGATAACCAGTTTGCGGCGCTTGTGAGTTTTGTTTATAATGTCGGCGCCGGACATTTTTCACATAGCACTCTTTTGAGTGATTTAAATAATAATGATTTTGCAGACGCCGCCAGTCAGTTCCTTGTGTGGGATATTGTAGACGGCGAGAAAAACGCAGGATTGTTAGCGCGAAGAAAAGCAGAGCAAGATTTGTTTAATACACCTATGGAGGTTTAATTATGAATTCAACTGGACTTACAGTGGCGGGCGGCGGTACTGGTACAGCGCTTCTGGCTCAGGTGCTTATGTGGCTTACTCATTGGCCGTTACAGCCACTCAACACAGACGAGGCTATGGCGCTTGCGGGCCTTATCATGGGCGGTACGGGCCTCTTGATGCATTACCTACAAGGCAAGAAGGCCGCGAACGCGCCGCAAAACCCTACCTCGGAGGTAAATTAATTATGTTAATGGAAGATATTGTAAGCGCCTCGCAAGCTAAAGCTGCGGATTTGCAAAAGCAAATTGATGATTTAACTAATCAAATCACCATGCTTACGGCGCAGAGGGATTTACATAACGCGGCGGCGGCCTCATTACTTGCCATGGCTGATGAGCAACGCGCCGCGATAAACATTCTTATTCAGGAGAAATCAAATGGTTAAAAAGATTATTATTCTTAGTACTACGTTATTTCTTTCGGCTTGTTCGGGTACGGATTATTTGAAAGATGTAACTACTGATACCCATTCCGGGTGTTTTAGTGCACAGATTAATTATATGGGCTTTACCCAGAATGTGACTTATATACATCTTGGGGATAGTTCCTCGGCTATTAATGCCAGCCCGGCGTGTGCGGGCATTACTCAATCGGGCGGCGCGCTGCCTAATGCTACTGGGACGGGCATTATTCCTGTTACGCCGGCGCCGCTTGGCAAAACCAATTAAATAAAATAAGGGAGGGCCGCGAAACCCTCCCTTTTCTTTAAGGGGATAAGAATATGACTGTGATTGCCGCTATGCCAAACTTTAAAGAACTTTTACCGTTAGTACAACTTGCATGTGAGGCGGCTTATGAATTAGATATTAAAAAGTGTCATGATTTAGTTACAAATTACGGGATGGAGTTCATTAAAGAAATTGGCAATGGTCAATGTTTTATTACAGTTTGTAAGTGGAATGGAGATTTGGTACTCGGTATTCGTGGTACGCAATTTACAGACGGA